ATAGAATATTTAGTATAGGATGAGATAGGGTACAAATTAAGCTATATGGACAGGTAACTACCCGCCTGACTTGCACAGACCATATAGCCCCAAGTGCATAAGGAATTCCCCATGGGACGAACCACGTATTCAGGACCACTGGTATCAAAATCTACTGTAGTTGTAGCAACCTACACCGTAGCATCAGCACCTTCAGCCTCCGAAGCAGGAGCAGGCTCGATCATATATGTATCTAACGGCGCAGCCGGTAGCCCTATCTTAGCGTTTTCTGATGGTACAAACTTTAGACGTAGTGACACTGGCGCAATTATAGCCACCGTGTAAGGAGTAATGTATGAGAATTATATCCCCATGTAGTGAAGAGCTTAAACGTCGCGGGCTTGACCCAGAGGGTAACCCCTTAAAACGACCCACAAATAAAAAACCAGCTAAAAAACCAGCTAAACCTAAGAAGGGGTAGACTATGGCTTCCGATGTAAAGGCTATACGAGTAACTACCACGGGGCTGATTAACGTTGGTCCTGCCCGTATACGAGCTATGCACGTGTCCACTGGTACGGCTGCAGGTAGGTTAACGATTACTAACGGTGTAGGGGGCCCCGTAGTGTTCGACGCTAATTTCGACGCCGCTGATACTACCTATATAAGTGTCCCAGACCAAGGTATAAGGTGTGAGAACGGTATGGTAATCTCTACTATCACGAACATAACGTCAATAACGATGTTCTATAACTAATGCCTACCGCAAAGAAGAAGCCCGCGAGCACTAAATATGCTGACGGGACTACCTACAAAGATAGTAAGGGTAAGACACACAAACGTGTTAGCTCGCCCGGTACTAAACGGGGTGACGCGTATTGTGCTAGAACTGTTAGCCAGAAGCGTACTGACAAAGTAAAAGTACGCCGCAAGGCGTGGGGCTGTAAAGGCCAGAAGAGTGTTAAATAAGTCTGAGGAGACTGTTATGAGAAATAGTGCCAAGCGTAAGATGATGCAGGACAAAAAGAGAGCGGAAAATATGCCTAGGAGTGCGCGTAAAGGTAGAGCTGCCCCCATAGGTAAGGCTCCCGTAAGTGTACCCAAAACACGTATAAAACCCGGTAATCGCACTAAACCCACAGTACGGGAAAAGCCATTTACCCAGCCGGGTGGACCAGCTCCTGCTAAAAAGTACGCCAAAGGTGGTAAAGTTCGTGGTTCCGGTTGTGCTACACAAGGTACTAAAACCGCTAAAATTGTTTAGTTACTAGGGGGTCGTAGCTATGGCTACTTCAGGAACAACTAACTTCGGTATGGACTTTACGGAAATTGCCGAAGAAGCTTTTGAACGTGCAGGGCGAGAAATGCGTTCAGGTTATGACCTCCGCACCGCCCGCCGTTCAATGAACCTACTCACAATCGAGTGGCAGAATCGTGGCATAAACATGTGGACGATAGACGAAGGTTTTGTCCCCCTACTCACAGGGGTGTCTACCTACGCACTGCCCGCAGATACTATTGATGTGTTAGAGACCGTAGTGCGTACGGGAGCGGGTAATATTTCCACTCAGAGTGACCTCAGCATAACACGTATCAGTGTGAGTACTTACTCGTCAATCCCTAATAAGTTAACACAGGGTAGACCGATACAGATGTGGATTAACCGCCTAGAGGCCGCACCAGAAATAAATATATGGCCCGTACCTAACAATGACAGTTATACGTTTGTTTATTGGCGGATGCGCAGGATACAAGACGCTGGTGCTGGGGTACAAACTGCGGACTTGACGTTTAGGTTTTTACCTTGTCTAGTAGCAGGGTTAGCGTACTATATAGCGACGAAGATACCTGAGCTTATGCCTCGGTTGGACATGTTGAAAATGCAGTACGAGGAACAGTTCAGGCTAGCGGCTGAAGAAGACAGAGAAAAAACACCGGCTCGGTTTGTACCTAGGATAGGAAGAATTTAATGGGTGTTCGTTTTGCTTCTACAAAGAAAGCCTTAGGGTTATGCGATGTATGCGGGTTTACGTATAAACTACGCACCCTGCGTACAGTGTTTCGTAAGGGGCAAGACACTAACATATTAGCGTGTTCTACATGTTGGGATAAAGACCACCCACAACTTAGACAGGGTGAGTATCCAGTGTACGACCCACAAGCTCTCAGAAACCCACGCCCAGATTTTGCGTCGTTTGCTCAGGAGAGAGCAATTATAACCCCTACCACCCCCGTATTTTGTGTTGGGGCTGTGGGTAGTGTAACGGTGGTAACATGAACTACACAGAATTAACAAACGCAATAAACGAACTGGCGGAATATACGTTTTCAGCAGAGCAGATTAAGCTGTTCACACAACAGACTGAAAAGTTTATTTACGGGATGTATATGTTTCCCGCCCTGCGTAAGAACCAGACAGGCAACATGACGGCTGGGCAAGCATACCTGTCGTTACCTACTGATTTTATATGGGTGTACTCTATAGCGGCTATAAGTGGTACTGGGGAATATACGTACCTGCTAGACAAAGACGTCAATTTCATACGTGAGGCCTACCCGAACAGCAATATTACGGGCCTCCCTAAACACTACTCGTTGTTCGATGCGGATTCAATGTTGTTAGGCCCTACACCAAACGAGGCATACTCGACTGAACTGCATTACGGCTACTACCCAGAGTCTATCGTAACCGCTAATACCACATGGTTAGGTGAAACGTTTGATAACGCGTTACTGAATGGGTGCATGGTGGAAGCCGCACGATTTAACAAACTAGAATCTGATATAGTCGCTAACTACGACAAGATGTACCAACAATCCATGAAAGTGCTAGGCAACCTAGCTACTGGGCGATTGAGGTCCGACACATACCGTTCTGGACAAACCAGACAACCCGCTAACTAGGAGATATACCCATGGCTATTACACAAGCACTATGCACGTCATTTAAACTACAAATGCTAAACGGAGAAGTAGATTTTAGCGCCAACACTACTAAGACATACAAAATGGCCTTGTACGTGTCTTCTGCTACGTTGGGCGCGGCTACCACACAATATACAACTACTGGCGAAGTGGCTTCGGGTGGTGGTTACACAACAGGTGGAGAAGTGTTGACTATCGTAACGCCAGCGACTAGCGGCACAACGGCGTTTGTAGATTTTGCAGACGAGACATGGACTGCCTCGACAATAACGGCCCGTGGCGCACTTATATACGAAGAAGCTACAGGTAACCCAGCGGTCGCGGTGTTAGATTTTGGGTCAGACAGGGCATCTACGGGGGGTAACTTTACCGTCCAGTTCCCAGCAGCTACAGCAGCTAACGCTATCGTGCGGGTGCTCTAAGAAGCTAGGATATTTTTGATGTTTATTATTAACCAACTGGGGGCGATATGACATCACTGCACAACATTATATATGAAGTCCCGCTAAATAATGGGCTTCATGCTTTGATTGATGAAAAATTAGAGGGGCATTATATATTCAGAATCGCTGAATATGCTGATAGCAAAGCAGATGTAAGAGCGGTTGCAAACGTGTCAGAGCATGATCGCTTCCCAGAGTTTGAGTGTTATACCGAAGCGGTAAAGTTAGACAAGCCGCTTACAATTGAAGATTTTAGACCGTTGTACGAGTTTTTAGAATTTCATATTACATGGTTCAAAAGAGCTATTGATGTTAACGCAACGCCCGTTCCCTACGTGATTAGTCGAGAGTATTACAATCGAGTTTACAGCGGTAGAAAAGACTTAATGAGGTCGCAACGATGAGCAGACTTAAAGCCAATTTCTTCTTATTTCAAATAGCAATCAACTGGTCAAGCCTAATCGTCATTATGTCTTTACTCATGCTAGTTGCAGCAATCTACGACCGTAAAACTACACCCAAAGTATTGTGGCTTAAAAGCATTGCATTAGCGCAAGATTTAATGGTCAACGCGATAATGGGAGGTTCGCATCGGACTTACATTAGTAGTTTGCTCGGGTACTTGAAATTGACAGACAGCAGAGGCGGAACTTATGCGGCTAATACCGTTGACTGGTTTTGGCTAAAGATATTTAAAGAAGAGAATCACTGCATCGGCGCTATGAAGCCTGACGATGTT